TGCGGTCTTCTCTTCCAGAGTGCCGGGGAGAAAACCGTTGCGGTGCTTTGCCTTGGAGATGTTGGGGCGAGCGACGTAAATCTTCTCGATCTCGCCGATCTTGAGCATATGACCGAAGAGCCGCGCCGGAACGTAGGTCTTCCCTACCCCGGCAGGGCCAATGCCAAAGGTGACCTCGTTGGTCAGGAGGCTGTCAATGTAATCGGCCTGCGTCTCGGTGCGCGGCTCGATGGGGGCACCGTGGCGGCGATGCTGCTTTGCTTCCTTCGCCGCCTTCCGTGCTTCACGCTTCTGGGCCTTGGAGCTGCTGAGGGGCACGTCGCCCCCGTGGTCAAAGAACTCCGAGGGGGTGATACGTGCGTCAGCCATTAAGGTCTCCGTTTAGCTGGCGCTCCTTTGTAGCTCTTCTTGCGAGACAAGAACGAGCAGCCGTTGGAGCGTGTTTTCCAACGCAGTAAGGGTTTCAGGCGTAAGCTCTTCCAGAGCCATGTCATGCGCCTTGGCCGTCCCTGCAATTAGCATCTCGTGCTGGTTCATCCTCACCTCCATATTACCCAAATGAATAGGTGTGCAGGTAACCGTGAGGGTGCTTGCAGCTCAATAGGCAGAAATATGCACGGAGCCGTATGCTCAGTGCTTATCGATTCTTAGAGTGCGACGATCAGGGGCCACATCTTCCAGATTGCGGTGATCGCCCCGGCTCCGGCACCAAGCCCGACCACAACGCTCAGCACCCTCTTCGGTCCGTTCCAAGCTGAGTTCTTCTGGACATTTTCAATATGGCTGCTCTTCTGGATGTCATCGACATCCTTACGCAAACGGTTCACATCCTTCGCCATCGCATCCATGTCTGTCTGAATGTCTTCTACCTTGTGGTGGGACTGGGAAACAGATTCAGAGAGAGTGGCGACCGCGTCGCGTACCGCAGCAATTTCGCCGCGCAGCTCTCCGTCTCGCCCTTCCATTCCCCTGCGAAGATCGCGAATCTCGCTCAGGATAAATGACCCCATCAACTTTTCTTCCTGCGGTGCAGAATTGAACATCCCCATCGGCTTTCTCCGTGGTTACGCGTCGTCCTTGCGGGCGCGACGGGAGCGCTTGCGGCGAGGCGTGGGTTCTTCGGTCACGTCTACTTCGGGGGTGGCGAAGACGTCCGTTTCCTCAATGGGGGTTTCTTCGATAAGAGAAACATTCGGCATGGACTGGGTCCATCCGCTCAGAAGAATGAGGTTCGATGCCCGATCCTGTGTGACATCAAACGGTTCTCCAGCGGGGGAATAAACGCGCACGTACATATCCAGTCTCCTATCTTGACCTCGGGATATGTCAGTTATTATAGCACAGCGCATCTGGTTTGTCACAGTATGTGTCACAACGGTGTGGGTGTCATTTATTTTAGTGAAATTTTCGTGAATTTGACACGTATTTAGGGATTGGGGCGCTTGATGCGGATTTTCCCTATGGTTACGTACGGCTTCTTGGAAATTTCTATTTGTGTTGAGGAGGTCTCAATTGGATTGGGACGTAATTATAAAAACGCTGCGAACCAGAAGTGGTCATAAACAGAAAGACTTTGCGGACCTTTTGGGAGTAGATCAGACGACTGTATCACGCTGGGAGCGAGGTATGTCTTCCCCCACTATTCCAATGAGAAACCTCATCCTTTCTCGCGCGGAAAAAATCACAACCGATGCATCTTCACTTATCAAGTTGGCGAACAAGATTGTTGCCTCTGACAAGCCCATGCTGCTCTCAGCTCCGGGCGTTTTTAGAGGAGATTCACTGTCTGGCGGAATGAGGGACCTATACAATCGGGTCGGAATTGCTGACCCCCGCTATAACTGGCATGAGGACATCCAGAATAAGGAGCTTTGGAACCTTTTGGATGTCCTCTTCGGCCCATACGGAGTTATGAATGATCCAACGGTATATAAGGTGGAATACCAGTCTTCTATGGTGGTTCCGGGGGGCAAGTACCGATTTTTTGTATCGGGTGTACCCGTGCGGATGCGGGGCGAAGAAACCCGCATAATGGTGCGTTCTACGCGCAAGGAAGAGGTAGACACTGGTGGGAGGAACAACATTAAAGTTTGCCGCCTCACGGAAGATTGTGAGACCACCGAGCTTTAAACAAAAACGCCGCCCATCGGGCGGCGTTCAGTAGTGGAGGATGTGTTGGATTACTGATCCAGTTCAGTTTCCAGCTTCTGTGATTCAAAAACGACAATCTTTTCGATGGCCTTGTCCTTGCCGGTGCGCGAGGAAATCTTCTCGCCGTAGCGTTCTTCTGCCATGGCGCGCAGCGCATCAGCGGTGAAGCCTGCGAGGTACTTTTCAATATCCGCGTCGCCCGCAACGGTTTCAGCGATCTCGCTCAGTGGAGCATTGATCAGATCAACCTTCGGTTCCGGATCAGGGACGACAATCTCTGCGACAGCCTGCGCGGAGGTGGCGGGTTCAGGCTCTTCGACCGCAGCGGCTGCGGGAGCTTCGGAACCCTTGTTCCACTTGAAGCCGAGCGTGTTTACCAGCTCACGGGCGTTCAAGCGGTTGCATTCGTGGGGTTCACCCTCTGGGGTGAAAACGGTGACCTTGTCGTAGGCCGCGTTGTAGAAGTTCTGGGTCATGCCGGGACACCTGTTTGACATATGGAAAAAGGGCGGCGATTGCCGCCGCCCTTTGATTTCTTACTCGCTTACACGAGCCATGCAGAGAACGTGATGCTCTCGCTGCCGGTCGGCGAGTCTGCGAAGGCGAGGTTAAGCTCGATCTCTTCGTGGTCCGCGTCCAGCTTTTCGATGGTTGCAGCGTCCAGCTCGATCACGTACTGACCAGTCTTGGTCACATTGATCGGGCCTGCAACGACGGTTTCCGCAACGCCCGCCGCGCCGACTTCAACCGAAAAGTTGTATTCTTCCGCTGCGGGGGTCGCGACGGATTCAACGACGATAACGAGCTTGTAGCCCTGTGCGCCAAGGGTGCCGCGACGGGAGCCGGGGCGTACCTTGTCAAGCTTGTCGAGCGCAACGGTGCCAATTTCACCTGCGGCTGCGACAGCAGCCGACGCCGGTGCGCGGAACGCAGCAGCGGCATCGTAGATGTAGTTCACTTCGGAACGTGCCATTCTGTTTCTCCTAGAACTCTGAGGGGGTTGGTGAGAGGGGGTCTCTGGACCCCCTCAGGTCAATTACTTGGTGACTGCGGCCTTGCCGATGCCGCGCAGGCGAGCAGCCGCACGTCCGTGCAGGACAGCCATACCAACCAGCCACTCAACGCGGGTCAGCATCGCAGGCTGGTTCTGCATTTCGCCGAGGTCACGGACATCCATGACGCCGTTCTGCAGGCCGGTGACGCCTTCGTCGCCCATGTTGACTGCGTAGATCGAAGTCGCAGTTGCGGTCGAACCGCCTGCACCAACTTCGTTGAAGTCAACGATCTGCTTGCCTTCGGCATCGTAGTCGGTGACAACGATAGGCAGGCCGTCAAACATGGTTACGCGACGACCAAACTCGTCCTTGTCGTACGCGATGTAGCCACCAATGGTGGTGTCGGTCGCAGCAGCGGACAGCAGGTTGCGCATCTTCTTGGACATGATCAGGTGGGTCGGGTTGTCGACCGCGTCGATCAGGTCACGCAGGGCGGAAACGGACAGAGCGTCACCACCATCGGTGTTACCGGCATCCAGAAGCTGGTCGCCCTGAATACGAGTGCGGAGGCCGTCGAATTCACGCGGATCGGCGGTGGAGTCACCGTTGATCATCTTCGCGCCGATGGTCAGGGACAGAGCCTTAACCTGCTTCAGTTCGTGCTGCGAACGCACGTCGTTGCCGTGCATCTTCAGGACCGCGTTGTCGACCTTCAATTCGCCGCCACCGATGCGCAGACGCTCGGTTTCAGGGTTCATGATGCCAGCCGACGCTTCGTAGCCCTCGTTCACACCACGGAAGGCGACGCCCGGAAGCTGACCTTCGAGGTTGTAGACATAGGCCCCACCGGCAACGTCGATAAACGGTACGACGCGCAGCAGGTCCGAGGAACGTGCAAAATGCTCGATGATGGTGTTACGCAGAACCTCACCGGGGTTGAGCTTTGCAGC